GATTAGTATCATTGGGGTGACGATTGGTTGTTTTGGTTTGTTCAAACTTAAATTACCCTCATCTCTACTACATTTACAACTGGTAGAAAAACTGGACTTGGTTGGGTCGTTGGATTACGATTCGAATCATGGCTGCGGACGGTTTAGACGTGCGAGGTGCTCTTAAGGAGGTGCTCGGCGATAACTTTACCGAATCTCAGCTCGACAATCTCTTCTCGGAACTTAACAGGAACCCTGAGTCTAAACTGACCAGGACGGCTGATAAGATTCTTGAGGAGCGATTGAAAAAATTGACTTATGAACGCGAGTCAAGGAACAAGAAGACGATCTGGCAAAACTTGACCGTTGATGAAAGGGACTTGCTCAGAGGGATTTTTCCGGAGTATGATCTGGAATTTAGGCTCAGAGTAAATGCTTCTCACGGTTTTGCGGCCGCCAGTCGTAAGCTTGAAACCTTCGTCCTGTTGGACAAGATGGAGGTTAATTCTGACACTCGCATCATTGATTTTGGCGCCAATTGGTACAACCATATGGTGAATGGTAGGAAGAATGTTCATTCTTGTTGCCCCATCATTGATGACAGAGATGGTTCTCGTGAGACTGATCGTCTTTTGAGGACAAAAACCCACATTACGAAGATGAAGAGGGATGTTGAGGATTTCAAGTTTTTGAAGAATACCGCTAAGGAAAAACAGAAACGAAAAATGCTCGATGTTGCTTATAAGTTTGCTGAAGATGTGGAAGGTGGTAAGGAACAATTGGTTTGCCACAATAAGGCCGAGAACTGTTATGTTAAGGCCGATTATGCCATGGGGATTCATTCCTCGTATGATATGCCAATAGAGCAGCTTGTCAGGGCTCTCGAAGCGCATGATGTGAAAAAATTTTTGGGAACGATGATTTTCAGTCCCTTAATTTTTGTACACGATGAAGGAACGTTGGACGGCTTGAAAGCCCATTGGTCGGTTGATCGCAAGAACAATCGCATTAAGTTCACGTTTAAAGATGATTATTCGAATGGTTATGAGCATGACTATTCGTCATACCTCACTTACTTCAGGAAAGGAGTGATTGAGGGTTCGAAGCATCGCTTTTATTTAGAGATGTTAGAAAATAGAGCAGGTATCCAATTCTTCTCTTTGATTCGCAGTGTGAGGAAAGCGGACACGAGGACGAGAACCAATGTTTTTAGGAACTTTTGGTTACCGCAAAATTACGACATGGTGGCGGTTAAGGTCTTCGACTATGAGACTAAACCCAAACCTGGTCCCAACGAGCTTTTCTCTCGGGTGGTTTACTACCCGAAGGAGCTTGTTGAGAAGGCGAGATCTTATTCATTTAAGCTTGCCGACAAGGCGACGTTCAAGGACGTCTATGGTTACCTTGATTCGATCAATCAGAGAGTTTTGCTTAACGGCGAGAACTTTGGTGTTCCAAGAAAGGCAACTATGGAAGACCTGAAAGATTTGGCGATTGTTGTGTTTTTACGCGCGACATTTGATTATCACTACTCAGGTCAGATTATGGACAGATTGAATTCGGCCGAAAGGACAAAAAATTCAATCAAACGGGACACTCTGGTGGGGGCAGCTTTTGCCGCCTTTTGGTTTAAGATCCGTAATTTTGGTGAGTTCGAGACCATCTCCTCTTTGAAGGAGAGTCTCATTACTTGGGCCGGGCTTGATGAGTACTCGCTTCATTTCTCTGAAGCGCCGTATTACTATCAAGTCGATGACATGATCAATTCACGCTTACGCGAAGATTTGATTGTGTTTTCTTTATTCGATCCAGCGGAGAAGGTCGAAAACGAACTGCAGCTCTACGAAGGTGAAGACAAGAAAGAGTTGTTGTTAGAATTGGTCAAACCGTTGCTTGAGAAGAACGGTTTTTATGACTGTGACACCGAAAGTTCAACCGCTTCGGAAAAAACCGAGGTGTCTAAGGCCTCCACCACCTCTGCTAGACGTTCGCGTCAAAAAGCGAAGAAGGTGGTGGCAAACAATGCGGAACTCAAGGATCAAGCTTTGGCTGGTTTTCGAGAGAACGCCGGTCGGGTGAAGGCACTTAATGTGACTGAAGCCGTACGTCGTTCGGAATATTTTGACTATTTGAGAAAAGAACTGTTGCAGATCGAAGGGAACTGCAGTAATTCCTACTCTAAAGTCATCACTGTGAAGGATGTAGACATGAAGAAACTTAAAGCGTTTCATCAGAAGGATGAGTCGAACGTGCTTCGACGGACCAACTCGGGTTCATTTGTTGCATTGATCGACCCTGAAAAATCTGGAGAGTTCAAGGCTGCATACACACTGGACGGGATGGTTGATATTGAATCTACCTTCGCGGACGGCAAATGGCATTACCATTTCGACACGAGGCATGATTTTGCCTATGTTGATAAAAACACGCGTCTCCTGCAGTGCGAACACAAGTTACAGGTGCTTGACGAAAAAGTACCATTCAACACGCGTTGCACTGTGACCTTGGTCGAGGGCGTACCGGGTTGTGGTAAGACCTATGATATCACGCAACGAGCTCAAGACTCTGATTTGATTTTGACTGTAGGTAGGGAAACGAAAGAAGACATCAAGAAGAGAATCGAAGCGCTTGGGAAGGATTGCAGTGTCATGACTGTAGACTCTTACATCTTGAACTCGCGGAAAAGTTTTTCGAGAGTTTGGTTAGACGAGGGTCTCATGCTTTGTCCCGGGGAAATTGATATCGTTCGCGACTATACGTTGTGTACGGAATTATTTGTCTACGGGGACAGGAACCAGATTCCTTTCATCAGTAGAGTGACGGGGTTCAACCTCACTGAAGAAAGATACTCTGGTTTCCAAAATGTTGAAAATAATTCTGTCAGCCGGCGATGTCCTATGGATGTGGCAGCTGTATTGAGTTGTTTTTACGAAAACGGTTTTTTGTCGCTTTCAAAAATCGAGCGCTCGCTCAATTTGAAGAAGGTGCGCAATTTGGGAGAAGTGCCTAAGGATGGATATCAATTCCTGACTTGGACGCAGAATGAAAAGAAGGAGTTGATTCGCAAGGGGCGGGCTAACACATTGACGATTCACGAAGTTCAGGGCAAGACGTTTGAGAAAGTTTGCCTTGTCCGAAACGACAGTAATCAGCTCAGTCTGTACACCAGCAAGGAACATTCCTTGGTGGCTTTGAGTCGACACACTAAAGAGTTTCTTTACTGTACCACGAATTCTCGGGGTGGAGATAAAGTTGCAGCTCTGATTGATGAAGAAAATGTGAAGCAGGCCTTGACAAAAGGCCAGAATTCGATTGTCAAAGCGCCGAGTGTGGAGGACAGTTACATTTCACAGGATTTTCAATAACCCTGGCAAAAATACCGCCGCCAGGCGTCAACGATGCGGTCGTCGTGTTGCAAGACACATACGATGCTATATTACCTTTTGGTTCGACGGAAAATCAAAAGTTTGATGCTTACGAATTAGAACACTCTGATTTGGAGCTATCTGTGCAGAAGATGACAGTGGATTTTTCAAAAACACATGTTAACGTTGCACGCACATATTTTGAAAAGAATGATCAGTACCCAGTCTTGAGAACTGGTCAACCATTATCTAGACCGAGGACGTTTCGTCAGAATCTCCTCACATTGGTGAAGCGGAATTTCAACACTCCTGATAACAGTAGGGTTTCAAATCTTGACGCCCTTAAGGAGTATTCATTTGAACGCTTCTTGGACGCTTATTGCTTGCCTGATGCTAAGGCACGCATTTCAATGTTCGAACGCGAACCGGTTTCATCTGAAGTCGGGTCTATTGCTAATTGGCTTGCTGACCTGAAAAAGAGGAAATTGGGTATGATTGAACGACCGGACGAACCAGTTGAACCTTGGGAAGTGGCTTTCTACGAAATGTTGATTAAGCCAGAACCAAAAAACAAACTGGAAACGATGGCTCCTTTTGAATACGCAGGGTTGCAGAACCTTGTCGTTCATAAGAAGAGAGTCAACGCACTTTTTAGTCCGATTTTTAAGCAGCTTTTTGAGCGATTTTCGTCGCTTTTGAGACCGGATGTCTATTGCCATCTTCGGAAGAATATTGATCATCTAAATTCTCATCTAAACTGCTATTTGGACCCGAGAGAGAAATACACTATGCTCGAAATTGATCAAGAAAAATTCGACAAGAGCCAGACTAGAGAATGTTTCGAAGTGGAAATGTATTTTCTTGAAAAATTGGGTTTGGACAAGGAATTGCTCGCGGTTTGGGGAGATGGTCACGAGAGTTCCACAGCGATTAATTTTGCAAATGGGATTAAGTGTTATTTTGTTTACCAACGCAAGACAGGTGATGCGATGACTTGTTTTGGCAATACTTTGATTTCAATGGCTGCAATGGCTACGGTTTTTGATCTGAAAGGATCAGAAGCTAGTTATTTTGTTGGCGATGATTCGTTTATTTTTTCGAAGAACACTTTCCAGATGGAAGAGGGCGTTCGGCAGTTATCTTATTTTTTCAATTTGAAGGGTAAGGTGATTAACACGAATCATGGTTTCTTTTGCTCGTATTTCTTTGCGAATAACGGCGAGAGATTTTTGGCAATGGTCGACCCTCTTAAGAGGATCGAGCGTTTGGGCAAACCTATCAAATTCTCTGAGGAATGTAAAGACCTCGAAGAACATTGGGTTTCATTTGGAGACCTTTTTTCGACCTACGATGACTTTTCTTTTTACGAAAGTCTAGCCACCATGGTCAAACAGAGGTACAACACGGATGTGGACATGACGCACGCAATGTGCGCGCTCTATGAGCTGTCTAAAGATTTTTCTAAGTACAGAGGGCTTTACGAGCCCAATGAAGTGCATAATTAAAGTTTCTTAGATCATGCCATACAATACGTTTGATCGTTACGCACCGTACGCATTGGAGAGGTATGCGGACGTGGTGGATCTCAACGATGCGATTGATGAGGCGTTGAAAATCGATTGGACTGTTGTGAAAAACAGGTCGGCCGCTTTGGCGAAGATTAATTCTGCGTTTAAGCGCTTACCGGCTGCAGAGCAGACGCGCTTCCCGGAACGGCGACGTTTTGTTGCTGAGACTGGAGAAGTTGATCAGCTCCTGTTGAATGTTCGCAGTTTGCAAGCACTGCGCGACAGGAACAACGAGACCAAAGCCAGATCTGGCGTGAACAGCGGTGGTGATGAGAGTGCCTCTCGTTCGACCGCTATTTATGCTGCATTGCAGAATCTCATGCGCCTTTCGGTGCATATCAGGGATCCTGCTAACCACCTCACACGAGAGAAGTTTGAGGAGGGCAATGATTTGGTTTGGACTTGAATCGCTGCGGGGAACAACCTACAACGAACCATTTATGACTCTGTTATGCGTGATCTTTTGATCATGAAGAACAGTTCCATGACTGGTACGCTGTTAGAGTTGGACTACTGAGCGAAGTTTAGAAGAAGGAATTCTAAACATTTTTGTTAACTACATATTGTTGTTAAAGGTTCTACCCGAAAGGGTCCTGTAAAAGAACCACGAGGGGTTTTTAAAAGGTTTTACTCTCAAGTTCCCACTAAGGTGGAAGTTTTAAT